CTTTCAATCAGATGGCATTCTCTATCGAGAAGACAACTGTAACTGCACAAACTCGTGCTTTGAAAGCAGAATACACTGTTGAACTTGCACAAGACTTGAAAGCAGTTCATGGTCTTGATGCTGAAGGTGAATTGAGCAACATTCTTTCTTCAGAAATCCAAGCTGAAATTAACCGTGAAGTTGTACGTACTGTTTACGCTGCTGCTAAAGCTGGCGCAGAAGTTAACACTGCAACTGCTGGTACTTTCGACATGGACGTTGACTCAAATGGTCGTTGGTCTGTTGAGAAATTCAAGGGACTATTGTTCCAGATCGAGCGTGAAGCTAACGCTATTGCTCAGACTACTCGTCGTGGTCGTGGTAACTTCATCATCTGCTCAAGCGATGTTGCATCTGCTTTAGCTATGGCTGGTGTTCTTGACTATGCTCCAGCATTGTCAACTGGCTTGAATGTTGATGAGTCTTCAACTACATTCGCTGGTGTATTGAATGGTAAGTATAAAGTTTATGTTGATCCATATTCTGCTAACCAGTCAACTAGCCAATTCTTCGTTGTTGGTTACAAAGGTACTTCAGCGTTTGACGCTGGCTTGTTCTACTGCCCATACGTTCCATTACAGATGGTTCGTGCAGTTGACCCAAGCACTTTCCAACCTAAGATTGGTTTCAAGACACGTTATGGTATGGTTGCAAACCCATTCACTAGCTTGTCTTCTGGCACTAATATCTACTACCGTAAGGTAGCTGTTACTAACCTAATGTAATATCAGGTTAATAAACCTACGTAAGATAGGTACTTGAAAGGGGAGCTTCGGCTCCCCTTTTTTTATTATAAATATTAGCATGAAGATACTAAAGAGTAAACATGAATAACACTATTTCCTGCCCAATCCCAGATAACATTTCCCCACTATCACCTAATGGGTTTATGTTCTCAGTTAAAAAATTGCCACAGATAAATTTTTTCTGTCAGCAAGTTAATCTTCCTGGTATTACTTTAGGTGCACCAGAATTTGGTAACCCATTCAACGTAGCACCAATTCCAGGTGAAACATTAACATATGACAGTTTAGATGTGCAATTTTTAGTTGATGAAAATATGCAAAACTATAGAGCCATCTATAACTGGGTTGTTGCTCTTGGATTTCCAGAGACTTATACTCAGTATTTAAATTTTGTAAATTCAAATGAACTAAATCAAACTTCTGAACTTGCAAAGAATTATTCTGATGCAACTCTTACAATACTTGGTTCAAATAATAAGCCAGTGCAAAATATTCAATTCCATGATACTTTTCCTGTAAGTATCTCTTCTCTTACATTCCAATCAACGAACCAAGATGTGCAATACTTAGTTGGTACTGCAACATTCAGATACGGATACTACAAGTTTACTTGACAAAATTGGCAATATGTAGTATAATCATATTATGACTAAGTGGAGATATTATGACTCTAGATGAATTACAACAATTGTGGGAAAAAGACTGCGAGATTGATGACAACTTTCTCGGTGAAAATTCCACAGCTACACCAAAGTTGCATGCTAAGTATGTTAAACTTCTGGTAAACACCAAACTCAAGCATACCAAACTTCAAGCAGATTATGCATTGTTGCGTAAGAATAAGTTTCGCTATTATCGTGGCGAACTCTCACGTGATGAATTAACTAATCTTGGTTGGGAACAATGGCAAGGTGTTAAACCACTCAAGAATGAGATGGATGAATTCCTGCAAGGCGATAGTGAGTTGGTGACTTTAAAAATTAAAATTGATTATCTTGAAACCATGATTTATTTTCTTGAATCGGTTCTTCAACAAATCAAAGCACGTGACTGGCAGATTAAAACTGCAGTTGAATGGAAGAAGTTTTTAGCAGGGTTTTAATGTTAACGATAGAGAAATTAGATGAAGTCTACATGCGTGTCTTCGGTGATCCAAGTATCGAGCAAGAACTATGTGACTTCTTTACTTACGAATATCCAGGTGCCAGATTCACTCCTCAATATCGAGCGAGACTTTGGGATGGTAAAGTTCGTCTGTATGACCAAGTAAGGAAAACTCTTTATATTGGTTTATTGAATTATGTTGAGCAGTTTTGTGAGCGAAATAATTATCAATTAAATATCAATTCAGAAATAACCACCAGCAATGGTATAACCGCAGAAGAAATTTATTCTTATGCTAAATCATTGACTCCATATGGTCGTGGTAAACCTATTGAGATTCGTGATTATCAAGTAGAAGCAGTGAAGACTGCACTTGATAGAGAACGCACTCTTCTTCTTTCCCCAACTGCATCAGGTAAATCTTTTATTATTTACACAGCAATGCGTTGGCACGTTGAACGTAATCGTAAATGTATTATTATCGTTCCAACAACTTCTCTCGTTGAACAGTTATATGCTGACTTTGAAGATTACTCAACAGCCAATGAGTGGAAAGTATCTGCTCATTGCCAAAAACTTTATAGTGGATTCTCAAAAGATTTCACTAAAGATGTTTTAATTACAACTTGGCAATCTGTATACCTACAACCTAAAGCGTGGTTTCGTCAGTTTAATGTAATCTTCGGTGACGAAGCTCACCAATTCAAAGCCAAGTCCTTAACTACTGTAATGGAAAAGATGGATAACATCCGTTATCGCATCGGTACTACAGGAACTCTTGATAACAAGAAAGTTCATCGTTTAGTTCTTGAAGGTATGTTTGGTCCAGTTCATAGAGTGACTACAACCAAAGCACTAATGGAGTCGGAAAGACTCGCCCAACTAAATATTACTTGTCTGGTTCTAAAATATAATGAAGAAATACGTAAGGCAAGAAAAAATAATACTTACCAAGAAGAGATGGATTGGCTAGTCGCCAACGAACAGCGTAATAAGTTTATACGCAATTTAGCAGTAAAATCTCGTGGTAATACTTTGGTTCTTTTCCAATACGTAGAAAAACACGGACAGGTTCTTTTTGATATGATTAAAGATAAAGTTCATTCAGAAAGAAAAGTGTTTTTCGTTCATGGTGGTGTTGATACTGCAGACAGAGAATCTATTCGCCACATTACAGAGGGCGAAGATGATGCTATTATTATTGCATCGTTCGGAACTTTCTCTACTGGTATTAATATACCATCGATTGAAAATATTATTTTTGCGTCGCCATCAAAATCTAAAATTAGAAACCTACAAAGTATTGGTCGTGGGTTAAGATTAAAAGATGGTAAAGATACTTGTAATCTTTATGACTTAGCTGATGACTTACATTGGAAGTCTTGGAAAAATCATACGTTGAATCACGCTGCAGAAAGATATAAAACTTATGCAGAAGAACAATTTGATGTTAAACTGATAGAGGTAAATCTATGCTAATCGGTAACGAGCATTTTGTAATTATTAAACTTGTTTCTGGTGAACAAGTTATGGCTGTGCTCGAAAAAGAAACAGACGAAAATATTCAAATTTCGTCACCATTACTATTGCGTTTATTTCCAGTCATTGGCGCAGAACATGGTTCTGAGCATGTAACAGCAACTCCATATTGCAAGTTCGCTGAAGATTCAAATCTTACTCTCAATAAAAGAAATATTCTTTTTGTCAAAAATCTCCACAGCATGTTGATCCCGCATTATATCAGATTAGCATCTGAAGCAGAAGAACATGTTCCAATTAAACAAAAGCAAGATGGTAGTGTTAAAAAATTGGAATGGGAAGATGAAGAACTACAGCAAGAAGTTGCCGAATTAAGTAATGAAGAAATTCAGAAGAGAATTAAAATGTTGGAAGCGATTGCTAAGAAGGAAGAGGAAGAAGTTAGAACATTTATCGAAGGTAACGATACAATCCATTGATCCTTTCTTTCAAACCCCACACCGAAAGTTTACTTGTTTTCAAAATAAATGTAAAATAATTTTATAGTTGCAAAATTGCAATCAAATAAAACTTTACATTTATCACAATTTGTAGTATACTTTATATTATTGAACGATGTTAATAGGAGATTTTGACTTGTGGCAAACTACATAAACAATGCTGACTTCTTAGCAGCAATTAAAGAATATAAGAAAAGTGTAAAAGAAGCGGAAGAAAGGGGTTTACCTAAACCGATTATCCCGAATTATCTTGGTGAGTGCATTCTTAAAATTGCAACTCATTTATCATACAAACCAAACTTTATTAATTATACTTACAAAGATGATATGATTCTTGATGGTATCGAGAACTGTATCAACTACTTTGATAATTTTGATCCAGAAAAGTCGAGCAATCCGTTCGCATATTTCACGCAAATTATTTACTTCGCTTTCCTACGTCGTATCGGTAAGGAAAAGAAACATTCATATATTAAAAACAAATTGATTCAAGATATGGCTTTTGACGCATTTGAATTACAAGAGCAAGATGAAGACGGACACTTTCAAAATGCATATCTTGACTTTATGCAACAGAACAGTACATTTGATGATTCGTTCATTGAAAAGAAAAAAGCTGCAAAGGCTAAAAAGAAAAAACAAACACTTGATGAATTTATAGGTGATGATGATGAGCAGCGAACTTCGTAAATATATCCGAAGCTTAGCACGTAGAAGTTATTCAGTAGCTGATACGATGCATAGAGTTCGTTCAAGAAAACGTAAAAAATCTAATAGAAGATTTTTAAAGGGACATGTTTGGGATAGTTATGATAATCAGTTTAATTTGAATAAGCTTATGGACAATAAAGAAAATATATTTTTGGGTGTTAGCGATGTTGAAGATCTCATTACTGCTGAGATTATGAAGAGACGCATCGAGTCAAATAAAACCACTGTTCAAAGAGAGACAACAGTTTTGTGCAATCGTGAAAAGTGGTCGCACTGGGCAGAGCAATATTTCTCTGACTGCTTGTTTTCTCAAACAAGTTCTTCTTCAGGTTTTATTGTTGAACCTAAGGAACAAAACTTTATTAAGTTTAGTGTGAATAGCAACTCAACAGAAGTTCGTGCATTCGGTGATGCAGATTTTGCCGACTCAATCGTTGAAGCTGTTGAAGATGCTTTCTCTGTTGTGACATCATATATCGAGTGGGTTTATTCTGGCGATGGTAATTCAGTGAATGTGCCACTTAACAGAGATCGTCTGCCAACATCAGAAATGTATCCTTTCCTTAAAGGTAAATCTCTTGAGGAATACTATGACGAATATATGGAATCGTCAGCAAACATTCTTTTGTTGATTGGTCCACCTGGAACTGGCAAGACTACTTTCATTCGTGGCTTACTAGCCCACACAAACTCATCTGCAATCGTTTCATATGATTCCAACATTCTTGATAAGGATGGGTTCTTTGCTCGCTTTATTGAAGATGATGCCAGCATTATGGTACTTGAAGATTCAGACAACTTCCTAAGATCTCGCAGCGATGGAAATAACATGATGCATCGTTTCCTAAACGTGGGCGATGGTCTTGTTACAACAAAAGGTAAGAAGATGATTTTCTCTACTAACCTACCTAGCATTCGTGATATTGATTCAGCATTGGTTCGTCCAGGTCGTTGTTTTGACATTGTTCACTTTGATGTATTGTCTGAATCTGAAGCGAATGCACTTGCCAAGAAACTTGGAGTTAATCTTCCTGCTTCTGGAGATGGTAAGTATAGTATTGCTGAAATCTTTAATCAACAAAAACAATCTACAGTTAAAAAACTTGAGAGAAAGGTTGGCTTCGTATGATAAGGACAAGAGTTATTTTTAATGATGGGATTGTTTCTGAAGGAACATATTCTGATATTGATGAATTGACTGAGCATATTAAAAATATAAAAGATAAAATTTTAACCTTGGAGGTAGATGTTGAAAGTAGCGATAATCACAGACCAGCATTTTGGTGCGAGGAATGACAGTATAGCATTTCTGGACTTCTTTCAAAAATTTTATGATAACACTTTCTTTCCTAGTCTTGATGCAGCTGGCATTAATACTGTTCTTATTCTTGGCGATACTTTTGATAGACGAAAATATGTAAACTTTTATGCTTTACAAAGAGCAAAAGAAATGTTCTTTGATAAACTAAAAGAGCGTGATATAAAAGTCTATATGTTGGCAGGTAATCACGACACATATTATAAAAATACAAACGAAGTCAACTCACCAGATTTACTTCTGCGTGAATATTCTAATATTGAAGTTATTGACGACCCACAAACTATCTACGTTGGAGGTATTCCAATTTGTATGATGCCATGGATTTGTCCCGATAACTATCAAGAATCACTGGATCAACTAAAGCAAACGCAAGCAGAAATCTGCATGGGGCATTTTGAAATTGCTGGCTTTGCGATGTATAAAGGAATGCAATCTCATGAAGGATTGGAAACGAGTTTGTTTGATAAGTTCGATCTCGTGTTTAGTGGGCATTATCATCACCGTAGTGGCAATGGTCATATTCATTACCTCGGTAATCCCTATGAACTTACTTGGCAAGATTATAACGATCCACGAGGGTTCCACCTGTTTAGCCTTGACAATAGAGAACTCGAATTTATCCCAAATCCTTATACAATGTTCACCAGAATTGAGTACTCCGACAAAGGATGCGACCCCATCGACCTCGACTCTATCGATCTAGCTGAAAAATTTGTTAAGTTAATTGTTGTCAATAAAACAGACTTTTATAAGTTTGACAAATTTATTCAAAAGTTGTATAATAAAGGTTGTCATGAAATCAAAATTATTGAGGACATGTCTGAGTTTGAAGACGGAGAGATTGGTGAAGAAATCAATCTTGAAGATACAGTAAGTGTTTTATCTAATTACATTGATAGTGTTGAAACCGATGTTGATAAAGAACAGGTTAAGACATTTATGAAAACATTATATACGGAAGCCATTAACATAGAGGTGGTATAATGCAACAGTTAGAGATTCAATATTTCTTCCCACTTACCGAGCAAGTTTCGCTTGAGTTAGATTTTAAACCTTGTGATGACTATGCTAAACAGTTACAAGAAGAACGATGGAAAAATTCTGTATCAATTACTTCTGGTATGTTGCTTAGTAATGGAAGTATGGGCACTACTTGGACTACTATCTCTAATAATCTTGGTGCACCATCCTTTACTATTAATGTTGATGCCATGCCAATTACTGTTATTTCTAAAAAGAAACCCAACTTCATAATGAGATTCATTTATAAGTCTATGGGTATGAAATGGAAGAGTGAATGATTGTATTTAAAAGTGTAGAGTGGAAGAACTTTCTTTCCACAGGAAACGCAGCGAATAAAGTATTACTAGACAAATCTCCAACAACTTTAATCATTGGTAAGAATGGTGAAGGAAAAAGCACAATCTTAGATGCATTGTGCTTTTCATTGTTTGGTAAACCATTCCGTAACATCAATAAAAATCAGTTGATTAATAGTATCAATGGTAAGAACTGTTTAGTTACCATTGAGTTTAATATCGGTCCAACTGAATATAAAATTGTTCGTGGTATTAAACCAAACATTTTTGAAATCTGGCAGAATGGTGTAATGATAAATCAAGATGCTGCTTCACGAGATTATCAGAAAAGTCTTGAGCAACAGATTCTCAAATTAAATTATAAAACATTCACTCAGGTAGTTATCTTAGGTTCAGCATCATTCGTTCCATTTATGCAGCTACCTTCTGGTCAACGTAGGGAAGTGATTGAAGACATTCTTGATATTCGCATTTTCTCTACAATGAATTCATTATTGAAAGAGAAAGCACAGGAGACTAAAGATGCTATTATCAAAATTGAAGCGGAGATCGCTAACGCTAAGACGAAAGTTGAAAGCCAAACGAATATTATCAAAACTATTAGTGATGCGAAAACAGAAACGATTAAAAATTTCCAAGCCAAAGTCGAATCCCACACTGCGGAAATTGCTAGAATCCAGTCGGAGATTGATGACATTCTCGGAGAAATTTCAACACTTAAAGGGAAAATCTCTGAGAAGGAAACAATACACGAAGAGTTTGAAAAAGCAAAATCAATCAAATCAAAGTTGCTCCAGAAAGTCGAAACTTGCCAGCACCACACAGAGTTTTTTAATGAACATGATGTATGTCCGTCGTGCAACCAAGATATCGCAGAGGAATACAAAGAGAGCATTGTCAAAGATCTTAATGCGAAACTGTTGGACAACAACTCAAAGATTGATGAACTCGACACGATCCTCTCTGGACTTAATGAGAAACTCAAACAAATTAATGAAGTGGCAGAAGCGATTACCGATAAGAACATTGAGTTATCTACAAGAAACAGTACGATCACCTTACTCAACAAACAAATCGGTGAACTCCAAGCTGAGATTGAAGGGTCTAAATCTGACACAACTAACATCGATGAAGAGAAAGCCAAACTAAAGCAACTTGCCACAGATGCTATTGTTAAGATTAACACCAAGACCACTTTACAAGAACAACGTAACATCGAGGAAGTTGCTTCTGCTTTGTTGAAAGATACTGGTATTAAGACAGCCATTATTCGTGAGTATCTTCCTACCATGAATAAACTCATCAATAAGTATTTGAATTCAATGGATACTTACATTCACTTTGAACTTGACGAAGCATTTAATGAAGTTATTAAATCTCGTTATCGTGATGAGTTTACTTACGCAAGTTTCTCTGAGGGTGAGAAGATGCGTATTGACTTAGCCATTCTATTTACTTGGCGACAAATCGCTAAAATGAAAAACTCAGTTAATACAAACTTGTTGTTACTTGATGAGATTTTTGATTCTTCATTGGATACTGCAGGAACTGATTACTTCCTTAATTTGATGAATCAGTTTGGTGAAAAGTCAAATATCTTTGTTATCTCGCATAAAGGCGATCAACTCTTCGAAAAATTCCGTAGCGTTATTAAATTTGAAAAGAGGAACGATTTTAGTGTTATCGTATAATGGAATTTTGGCAACAAATTATTCCAAAACTTATCAGCATGATTCTATCATGGTTGGATCAAGGTAATTTGCGAAATAGAGTTTATGAGCAGAAAGATAGAATTGAAATTTTAGAAACTGCATTGGATGATATTGGGCGAATAAACAAGGATCCTCTTATTGCAAAAATTGTTGAAAACACTCTGAAACGCTAAACCCCTACGTTCTGTAGGGTTATTTTTTCCATTAAAATCAACGACTTAGGATGGGACTTTACAAATAATCAAAACTCGGGCATAATTCTACTATAGAATGGAGAAAATTATGCAAAACCAGTGGAGTAGTTTTGATGACTTTGAATTAGCCTGTCTTTGTCACAAGTATGACATTGGCAACGTGTGTGAGTTCGAACACATCCTACCGATAAAGTTGGCTAATCGTGATGTAGTTGAGCAAGCATTGACTGAGTTTGAATTTGATATGGCATTCGGAGAATAAATTATGGAAATTAAATCTAGCGATCTATCCGCAAGACTTCTTGCAACTGAAAATCTTTCAGTCGTTCGTGCAAGAACTCGCACTGCATCTTTCGACATTAAGAGTCGTGTATTGACTCTTCCTATGTGGAAAGAAATGACTCCCGAAATTGAAGATATGTTGATTGGTCACGAAGTTGGTCATGCACTATACACGACCGATGCTTATATGAAACCGATCGAAGATAACCCAAAAATTCGTGGTTATTTAAATGTTATCGAAGACGTGCGTATTGAGAAACTTATCAAGCGTAAATATCCAGGTCTACGTAAGCGTATGAGTGATGGTTATAAACAACTCAACGATCGTGACTTCTTTGGTATTGGTCAAGTACAATCATTTGATGACTTGTTGCTCATCGACAAAATCAATCTTTATTTTAAAGCAGGTCTGTTCTGTGGTGTTAAATTTACACCAGAAGAAAAGAATTTTGTTGAACGTGCAGAACGCACTGAAACGATTGATGATGTCATTACTTTGGCAACTGATGTATATAACTTTTCCAAGAAACAAATCGAAGAGCGTAAACAAAAAGCCAAAGAACAGGGTCTTGACTTCGAAGAAGACGATGGTAATTCTGAATATGATGAGGATCCCATCGAGGGCGATTTTGATATTGATTATGATGAAGAGTTCGATGAAGAAGAACTTGACGATATGGAGAAACTGGATAAATCTATTCAGAGCTCAAAGTCTACATATGAAAATGATGAGCAGTCCAATCAACAAGATGACCTCGAATCCAAGACTGAGCGTATCTTCGCAGACAAGTTAAGCGAACTCGCTGACGAAAGCACTGAGTATAACTACTGGAAGTTTGACTCTGATTATATGGACCAAGTAGTTGTTCCTTTCAAAAAGATTCTTTCAGAAACAAAATCACCAGAGCAATGGATCGAAGCCAGTGACGATGAAAAACAAAACAGATATCGTTACTGGACACCAGAAGATATTGATAAGGTAGAAGTTGCTCAGAAGAAAGATTTTGAACAATTCAAAATCGATTCTAGCCGTGCAGTGAATTATCTTGTCAAAGAGTTTGAGATGCGTAAGAGTGCTACTCTTTACAAACGTGCTCAAGTTTCCAAGATTGGTTCTTTGGACATGAAGAAAGTTTATGCGTATAAACTGAAAGATGATATTTTCAAACGTGTGACTACTTTACCTGAGGGTAAAAACCACGGTATGATTATGCTTCTCGACTGGTCTGGTTCTATGAGTGATGTATTGCAAGATACTATCAAACAAGTTATTAACTTGGCTATGTTCTGCAATCGTGTTCAGATTCCATATCGTGTCTATGCTTTTACTACAGCATACTTCGATTATAATCGTGAACTTTCATACAACTCTGACGAAGCACGTGCAAAAAGACACCAGTATGAACGTGAATTCACTCAAGCAAAACAAGCGAGAGCTGAACATGAGAAACTAATTGGTAGTGCTAATTTTAATCTTCTTGAATTGTTCAGCAACAAGATGACTACCAGTGAATTTAATTCTATGTCACGTCGTTTGTTGCATTGGAAGTTCCAGTGGAATAAAGGTTATGAAACCAGTGGTACCCCACTGAACGAAGCATTGGTATGGTGCTACAATAATATTGGTTCGTTTGTTAAAAACAACAACATTGAGAAGATGACATTTATTACTCTTACCGATGGTGAAGGACATTCTTTGAGTAGTATTGGTTATCATCGTGGTCTTGATGAAGCAAGAACAGAGATTAATGGTTCTGAATACAAACGTATCAAACAGAAACATTATGTTCGTGATGATATTACACAGAAGACTTATGAGTTTACTCGGTATGGTAATCAACAAACCAGAACATTGTTGCAGATGATGAAGGATCGTTATGACATTGCGGTTCTTGGTTTCCATATCTGTCAAAATCATCGTCGTGACTTACGATGCGCAATCAGTGCAAACCTGCCAGAATTTAGGGGTAGCGATTATCATCTGATTGAAGAGTGGAGAAAAGATTTTCGCACTAAGGGTTTTGCATCAATCAAGAATACTGGTCGTGATGACTTGTTCTTGATTCCTCAGTCCTCAACTAAGATTCAAGAGGGTGAGTTAGATGTGAATCCAGAAGCCAATGCAAAGAATATTGCAAAGACTTTCGGTAAGTACTTGAATACTAAGAAAACTAGCCGAGTCCTTCTGAACAACTTTATTGGCTATGTGGCATAACCCTACGGATTGTAGGGGATTGCAAACCCTCTGGAATAGAGGGTGAAAATAATGCTTTACAATAATTCAAAAATCTTGTATAATTATTGTATAGACTGAAAAATGTTCTTGTGAGTAGTTCAACTTTTATTATGATTGGAGTGAGTGATGGCAAAAATTACTGAGCAACAAAAAGCATTCTTCGAAGATAAACTCTTTGAATTGTTTCCTGATGTCAAGACCAGTGGTATGGTAACACGCAAGCAATTGCTGGAAGTTCGTACCAAAAACAAAATCGATTATCATCCTTTGTGGTTGATGCAAGATGTGGTTGGTCGTGGTTTGTATTCAATTAATGGTGGTAAACCTGCTACTGCTGTAGTTGGCAATACTGTAATCAAAACTAAATCTGAACCTGTAGAGTCTTTCGTGGTCGATTATACTAATACTCAATCTTTGATTCCAAAGAAGGACAATAACTTTGTTCCCTTTGGTAGCTACTCAGACTTGGAAGTCATTATCAAGTCAGCAATTTTCTACCCTGCATATATCAGTGGTCCAACTGGTAATGGTAAGTCTACCATGGTTGAGCAGATCTGTGCTAAATTCAAACGTCCTTTGATTCGTGTTAACTTGAACATGATGACTGACGAAGAACAACTCATCGGTACTAAAACCCTCGAAAATGGCAACGTAGAAATTGTTGAGGGTCCAGTTCTCATCGCTATGCGTACTGGTACGACTCTGTTGCTTGACGAAATTGACGCTGGCTCTGCAAACACTTTGCTGTGCTTGCAACCGATTCTCGAGGGTAAACCTTATTACTTCAAACTCAAGAACGAAATGATTGTCCCTGCACCTGGATTTAATGTTATTGCAACTGCGAATACTAAGGGTAAGGGTAGCGATGATGGTCGTTATATCGGTACTAACGTACTCAACGAAGCATTCTTGGAGCGATTCGCTGTTACCTTTGAACAGGAATACCCAGCTGCAAAAGTTGAAATTAAGATTATCAAGAATCTCATGGAAACTTATTCATGCATTGATGAAGAGTTTGCAGAGACCCTTGTGAAGTGGGCAGATGCAATCCGTCGCACTTTCGAGGATGGTGGTGTGGATGAAACCATTACGACTCGTCGTATGATCCATATCGTTCGTGCATTTGCAATCTTCAAGAACAGGGAGAAAGCAGTCCAACTTTGTTGCAATCGTTTTGATGCTGCAACGAAAGCTGCATTTATTGACTTGTATGATAAAGTTGCAAACCCTCAACCCGAACCTGTAGTAGAGCAAACACCAGTTGTGCAAGAACCTACTCAGGAAGTTCCATTTTAATTTGACAATTAATAGGAATTAGGGTATAATACTATTTGTAAGTTGATTATTAATCTTTGAAAAGGAATTTATTATGAAAAATTTTGCTGACCTCTCTAAAGCACAGAAAGCATTTTGTGTCCGTATTCTGGATGTATGTCCTCAATACAAGAATCAAAAAGATCTTACTTGGAAAGAACTACTTGCTGGTTACTTCCTGTTGAAAGAACAACGTGATTCTACTGGCGAGAAATTGGGTTTCCCAATGTGGCTTCAGAAAACTAACATTGTTGGACGTGGTACTTACCAAATGCCATGGCCATCTGACAAAGAGTTGTCTGAATACATGGCTGCTAAATCTGCTCCCAAAGCAGTTAAAGTGAAACAACCTAAAACCATTAAAGTTAAGACTCCTAAAGCAGTTGCTCCCAAGAAAACTCGTCTTGAGAAAATTGTTGATGAGTCTGCTGTTCACGATGCAGATGTTGAAGACTTCAACGCAATTCTTCGTGAGAATGGTATCGAAGTTTAATCCGCTTATTTTCCAGTCGGGTAGAGGGATTGCCATCACCTCTCCCGATCTTTTTATTCGATGGCATTAATTATGGAGATATTTTATAATGTCTAAACAAGATCTACTTTTGAAACATTTGAAAAACGGTAAGGAATTTACTGCCAAGCAGATTTCTGCATCTTTCGGCATCGCTCATCCTGCCAGCACAGTACGTAATTTGCGTGAGCAAGGTTATTGTGTTTACGCAAATGACGCAGTTGTGAATGGTACTAAAGTTGTTAAGTACCGTATCGGTACGCCAACTCGTAGCATGGTTGCTCTCGCTGCGCAAGTTCGTGGTGCCAACGCATTCACACGTGGTTAATTAGAGTCGTATCTCTACAGGGTGTTGTGTCCTTTCGCTGAGCAGACTTTAAACTAAAGAGCGATAAAACGATGCAGTCTATTTTTGCTGGTTACAGACTATAAAGAAAAATCAGCACTAATTATTTTGTAGTGGAGAAACAATGGCAACTAAAGACGAAGTTAAAAAATCCCAGAACGCCACTACAGGTGGTCGTAAATTTGATGGTGGAAAACTACAGTATGGTTTGGTTCCACCTTTGGCTCTAAAAGCCACAGTAGAGATCCTTACATTTGGTGCGGAGAAATACGAGCCAGATAATTGGAAACATGTTCCAGATTCAAAGCGTAGGTACTTTGATGCAATGCAAAGACATTTGTGGGCATGGAAAGAGGGAGAGCAAAACGATCCCGAAACTGGAAAGAATCACTTGGCACACGCAATGTGTTGCTTGATGTTCTTGTACGAACATGATGTGAAATACTCAAAGGATGAGAAATGATTAAAATGTTAGTTACATTTATTTCTTTGTTTATTATTTTCTATGTAGGTATTGACTTGTTTAGAAAATTTACAAAGAAAGAGAAATGGGAAGTTGCTAAAACTGTATCATATAGTTTAGGTATCTCTGTGTTAGTTATTGTTTTGTTGACTACTCTTGTTGTTTTATTTTAAGGAAATGATTATGAAGAAAAGTGTTCTTGCTATTGCTATGTTGGCTGTGTTCGCAACTGGCTGTACTCGTATTGAGACTGGTGAAGTCGGTGTCCGTGTTGGATTCGACAAGCAAGTCAAACCTGGAGAGTTGCTACCTGGATCTTTCAATCAAGTATTAATTGGCGATGTTCTTACATTCCCTGTTAAGGATGTTAATGTGAAACTTGATGACATGACTCCTGTTGCCAAAGACAACAGCACTATGAAAGACTTTGATGCTGTTGTGATCTATAACATCAATCAAGCTCAAGTTGCAGAACTTTATAGCCAAAAGAGTCAAGCATTCCACGCTAAACACAATGGTGATATCTACTTGATGTATAATTACATCGTTCAAGCTGCACGTAATGCTATCTACAAAGAAGCACGTAAGTATGAAGCACTTGACATGGCAGATAATCGTGCTCAAATGGAACAAGCCATTCGTGAGCAGATTCAAAAGAGTCTTGCTGAAGAAAAACTGGATGGCAGTCTAACGATCGGTCAAGTACTGATCCGTAACATCGTTCCTGCTGATTCTGTTGTTGCAAGTGCCAATGAGTTGGTTCGTGCTAAGAATGAATTCAAACAAAAAGAAGTTGAAGTACAGACTGCCAAGAAAGAAGCAGAACGTATGGCTGCTCTAGCCAATAACTCTGCAAGTTCCATCGCATTTATGAATGCACAAGCTGCTCTGAATATCTCTGAAGGTATTAAGAACGGTAAAGTCCAGACTATTGTTGTTCCAAGCAATATGACTGGTTTGATGATTGGTAAATAAATTTTACTTTTATGTATTTTCAGAGTAAAATAAGAATACATAGTTATGTTACATATGAATAGGAGAAGTAAATGAAGTTATCTAAAGAAACAGTTGCAGTAATTAAAAACTTTGCTGGTATTAACAGCAATTTGTTGTTGAAGCAAGGTAATAAACTTGCAACCATCTCATCGCAGAAAAATGTGATGGCTGACACTACAGTGGCAGAAACATTCCCCGACTTTGGTATCTACGATCTCAATGAGTTCTTGGGTGCTATGTCTTTGTTCGAAGATCCTGAACTTGAGTTCGGTGAGAAGTTCGTTACAATTAAACAAGGTAAGAGCACGATTAAATACTTCGCTGCATCACCTGAAGTATTGACTGCTCCACAGAAAGCAATCACATTCCCTGAAGCAGAAATTAACTTCAAACTTACTGCTACTCAGTTGGATATGCTCCGTAAGACTGCTGGTGTTCTTCGTAGCGAAGACTTGTCAATCATCGGTGATGGTTCAACAATCATTGCTGTTGTTGGTGACAAGAAGAATGCTACCGCAAATAGTTTTAATGAAACTGTTGGTACTACCAACAAGACTTTCAAAGCAAACTTGAAAGTTGAAAACCTAAAGATGCTTCCTGGCGATTATGATGTGAGTATTTCTTCTAAGAAGATCTCTCGTTTTAAAGGTGCTGGCGACTTAGTTTATTATGTAGCTGTTGAAGCAGACTCAACATTTGAGGGTTAAACTGTGAATAGGAAAGATATATTCGCCTATCCGATATGGACTGTTGATAATCTACCTATTGATAATGAAAAAGTTGCTAATCATGCATATACACTGAGAAGTAAAGATCCTGAACACAGAAACCCAGAGGGACATAGTAGGTATGCTTTAAAGTGGAAAAGTTATAACTTGACCAACAAAGATTTTTTAGCATTTCCAGAGACTAAAAAATTAATGGATCTTGTGATGACTTTAGTACAACCATGCTTTAAGGAATTAAATCCAAGACCATCTGTAACTCTAGTTATTGATTCTGTTTGGTTTAATATTTACCCTTATGGTTCTCAACTTGAAATGCATCCGCATCCTGGTAATATTTTGTCTGGAACTTATTATGTTAAAGCGAAACCTGATTGCGGAGATTTAGTATATACTACACCAGATGTTAGTACATATTATAATTTCCCTGCTAAGTATTTTCAAAACAGAAACAACATAACAGCTGTTAAACATTATGTGCAACCAGTTGAAGGTTCTTTAGTTATAGCGCCATCAAATATAATGCATTGTGTTAGGGATAATTTATCAGACCAGGATAGAATTTCTTTTACGTTTAATTTAAACGTGAAAGATGTGACTACATTTACACCAAACGATAGATATTTTAATTTACCTGTAATTGAATAATTTGGAATTTATATTATGATTGAATCTCGTGATGATTTGTTTCTGTGGGTTGAGAAGTATCGCCCACAGAAAATTGATGATTGTGTTCTTCCTGAATCGTTGAAACAAACATTCAGGGAATATGTATCTAAAGGACAGCTACCCACATTCCTATTCTGTGGCACAGCTGGTGTTGGTAAAACCACCATTGCGAAAGCACTTTGTAATGAAGTTGGGGCAGACTATATTATGATTAACGGATCTGATGAGGGACGCCATATTGATAGTCTCCGAACTACAATCAAGAACTTTGCGTCAACAGTATCTCTGACAGATGCTAAAAAAGTCGTTATCGTTGACGAAGCAGACTATATGAATGCAGAGTCTGTGCAACCTGCTCTACGTAACTTTATTGAGCAGTTCTCTGGTAATTGTTCTTTTATCTTTACTTGTAACTTTAAGAATCGTATTATTGAACCACTCCATAGCCGTTGTGCTGTGATTGAGTTTAAGATTGATTCCAAAGACAAACAAGAGATTGCTGCAACATTCTTTAAACGTGCAGTGCAGATTCTCAAGCAAGAGAATATTGAATTTGACCCAAAGGTGGTTTCTGAACTCATCATTAAACACTTCCCTGATTATCGTCGCATCCTTAACGAACTACAACGCTATTCTGTTTCTGGTAAGATTGATTCTGGTATTCTTGTTAATGCCAGTGCTGAATCTTATAAACAACTCGTCAAAGATATGAAAGAAAAGAACTTCGGCGAAGTTCGCAAGTGGGTTGGAAAGAATAGTGAGTTGGGAACTGCTCCATTGTTCCGTGAGTTGTATGATAATGCAGTTGGAAACATGCAGGAAGTTAGCATACCCCAAATGATTCTTATTCTTGCAGACTATCAATATAAAGCAGCATTCGTAGCAGATCAAGAGATAAATATTATGGCAGCACTGACAGAAATTATGGCTCAGTGCAAATTCAAATAAGGATATGGTATGGAACTACTCATATACATTTTGGTCGCCATTATACTTGTGCGTCTTGGTTGGCATCTTAGAGAATTTAAAGCAATTGCTGAAGTTAGAAAGATGCGTGAAGATAACACACTTGAAGTATTGGAACAAGAATTAGAACAAATTAAAAAGAAATATCTTCCAATTAAAATTGAGAAGGTAGAACACGGATATTTTGTATATTCAATTCCCGACAATACATTTATGGCTCAGGGAACTAATCGCAAAGAACTAGAAGAAAACTTAGATAAAAGATATCCAGGTAAAAAATTTGCTGCGACTCCTGATAATTTGAAAGAAGTCGGGTTTGATTCATGAGTCCATTTGATTATATTAATGCAATAAATTTTACGAAGCAGAACCTATTTGAACATCCCCAAGCACATAAAGATTATAGTGCTTGGCTCGTCAATAAAGGGTTATCTTATTTTCCAGATACCCTATTATATGCCAACGAAATGAATCGCCATTATGGGATTCCTAAAGACTGGCAATTTTCGTTTTTGCTAAATAGTATTACCAAGAAAAAGCGATTCAGTAAATGGTTTAGAAAAGATACCATTTCTGATTCACTGCATTTGGTAAAGGAATACTATGGATATTCTAACGAAAAGGCTAAACAGGCACTGAGTATGTTGTCTGAAGAGCAGTTGGCTATGATAGAACAAAAATTATACAAAGGTGGAAAATAATGACTGTTGAGATGATTTACTACGACTGGACGCCAGAGTCCATGCTTGAAGTGACTTTACCTGAACCAG